TCTTGCCACCATCTAAGGAATGTATCAATCAATCCTTTCTCGTTATGGCAGTCCACATACCTATAGTTCTTCCTATTGGGATTAGTCTTGTATGGCCTAGATCCAAATGTAGTAATGAACTTCGTGTTATAATCCTGAACCGTTATAAGAAGAAGTTCCTCTGCAACATTAAAGACATCAGGGAAACCACTCTCTGCAGCAACCTCGATGTCAATCGTAACAAGTTTAATCTTACTTAAATCAAATTTAATTTCATCCTGTGGATAGTTCTCTGAAATATATTGATGAACATATCTCTCATTACCATAAACATTAAACCCTTGAACCTGCGAATACTTATCTATGAACTCTCTACAATCTTTAATCGTGCCAGGTTTTACTGGTTCTACTAACTGACCATCAAGAGTTTTATATTTACTTCTTTTCTTCTTAGTAGGAACAAAAAATGTAGGGTGAAACTCTTCCCTATCACTAAAATGCTTTCCATTATCATATCCTCTAACCAGCATACTATTGCCGATCTGAAATACGTTTGTGTAAAATTTCATCTTTGGAAAATGATGTTGAATGCTAGTGCAATTCTAGTGTGATCTGTGAGGTTTTCCTCTACTCCATGTTGCAACCAACCTGGCCACAACATTATCTTACCCACCTCTGGTTTGTGTTCCCAAGTAGGGTTCTTAAGAAAACAAAGAGAAGACATCAAACCTGGCGTTGGACAAACTAAAAATAGATTTCCATCTTGTCCATTAGTATCAATATAGTATACACCAGATATGTCCACATGTCCATGGCTGTGGACAGTACAATGATTGCCTTTCTTATAAACTACAAACCAAGAGGAATCAATCTTATAAGGCCTAATTGGAAACCCTATTTCAGAACAGTAGTTCTGAATATGTACATCAAGTTCCTCAGCAAAATTATGTAATTGTTTATCACCAATAATATCAGTCTGATATGAATGGTCATTACTATACATACGGAGTTGATCCGTAATCTCATACTGTAAAGTTTCGGCACACTCACCCAATTCTTTCTGAATATTCTCTAGATGAGGTGACGGAACAGACTCATAATAAATTGGAGTTGGAAATATATTCTCAATCATCCGTAATGATGGCCCTCTTTAAGTACTCATCAATTATAGATTTATGTGGTTCAACTATTGTTATTATTTTATCAGAACAAATCATTATTTCAGTATCGTCTGTGATATTTGCCAACCAAGGATCTATATTAATTGGCAATACACTTTCAGTATTAATCTTCAATAGGTATGGAGATATCAATTTACAATTAGGATCTCCAATATCCAAGGCAGGAACTTCTTCTACCTGAGATATAATAATCTCGCCTGATTGCAATACCAGTACCTTAATTTCTTGTTCCATTTTAAGTGTTTAGTACGATGATTAACCTAATGGCCATGAGTGCAAATGTAATAAGATAAACCCATAGTACAGTAATACAAATTCGGTTTTCTAGATTACCTCTGCGGTATCTAACTGGGGCAGGATTGTCCCAACCAGAACGCATATAGATGTTTGGATCAATCCTTCTGGGCATTCATCCTATCCTCATAAGATTGTTTAACCATTTCACTAGGTTCTACTATTGTTACCACCCAACTAGGATCAATAGATATTTTTCTTTCTGCCGATAGAGGCATGAAAGGATAATACTGAACACTATACTTAGTTTCAGGTTCTTCTTGGCCTTCTGTCAACATTACAGGAGCTTCAATTAACTTACAACAGTAAGCATTTTCAAGAACTATAAAGATGGGTTTGTCATTCTCATCTACAAGTTCTTTAACATCAGCAATAACTTCCTCGTTAGACTTTAATAGAACTAGTTTGATTGACATTGCATCATTATATATTTGCAAAGCGAATGGGTGGTATCGCACCACCGTTTACTGGTTGGAAACCAGTCGTAATACTTTTATACTACACTCGCAAGTGGGAGGTTGGGTTCCTGTATTACCAACAAGAGACGGGCATTACTACAGTAGTAAATTTTACATCTCTGCCTGAGACCCGACTGGTAAGTCGATTCTGCTTTCGCAGCAGCACCACCTGTGTCTCATCACCTTATCCAGCTATATGCCAGAAAGATTATTCAGTCACTCCCGTGTCAAGAGCGTCCCCTCGACAGATTTATTATAACGGATCAGGGTTTACCTGTCAACCCCCAATTTTAACCCATTTACTAGGATTGGTTAGGCAAAAATTACCAGCCTCCTTTCTAGTGGTTATTAATATATCATATGAAATAGAATATCGGTTAGTCAACCCACGATATTCCTTTACTTCATGGTGTAAAGATGAAGGAAAAATTAAGAGTCTATTCTGTTTCGCCTTATAATTCTTTGTCTTTACATTATATTCTGTCCTACCGCAATGAAATATTGGCAAAGATGTTAGGGTATTTGGTTCAGGAGTATGAACAACTAAGTTTCCTGTATCATTATCATCTTCAGTTCTAACATAGAATACAGCACTGAAGTGTGACTGTGAATGTGCATGAAATCCTATACCACCAGCATTAACACAAACGGCAGGCCATGATTGTGGTATGTATATATCAGAGCCTGGATGCACATCTGTTGGATCTAATGTTGCACCCAATTCCTTTACATACTTTTTAAGATGTATTGCTAACTGATCTGTTATCCATTTAAACTCTGGTTTAGATGCTATCTGAGAATCACCTAATATTTCTCCTGTAAAACTAGGAGCAAAGCCAAGATGTTGTATATTCTTCTGATAGAACTTATCAATATATCCAACCATACCACGATGAACCTCATCAGTAGGTTCAAGATCTACATGATATACAGTAGTAGGAAACAGAGCATCAATCATTCATACATTATAACATAAAAAAGAGGGGCGTAAACCCCTCTTAACAAATACGACCTCTAATCTGCCACTTAGAGGAAGTCTTTACGGGCATGGTGATCTGGAACCACTTTACCTAGATCGACTGATAGAAGTCCATCCTCAAAGGTGACCGCTCTGACTTCTGTGTCGTCTGATAAAGTCCATGATCTCGTAAAGTTTCTTTGAGCAACACCTCTATGGGCATAGTCAGTTTCTTCTTTTTCTTTTTTCTTACCTTCAACAACTAGTTTGCCATATTCAGTATAGACTTTCACTTCTGATTTTTTAAATCCAGCGAGGGCAATCTCTAGTCTTGATTCTACATTATTAATATTAATAATGTTATATGGTGGATAATTTTGTGTTGTACCATTGAAGATATGGTCAAAATAGTTATCCAATCCAAAACTGTTCTTGTGGATTTGATCCATCAAAGTGGGCAAATCGACAGCATTATACCTTGTTAGGCTGTTCATGATAGTAGCTCCTTGTTAAGCGAGTTTGTGTTTTGTGATCCCCGAAGGCAATCACCTTTATTTAACACAATACTACCACTTCTCAACCACTAACTCTATGGTGTTGTCAACACTTTTTTGTTCGGACACTACGCTATAACCTTTCTCTTGTACGGTTTGCATCACCGTTTCTCTAGCATATGACTGAGTAACTTTCTCAAGAAACCTTTCAATAGGAATCTGTTCATCCCAAGCATCTCTCTCAACAACTAACTCAAGTGTACCATCCTTAGATCTTTTAAATCCAACATACCTAGTCACAGCAACTTCAACATTCCATTGTTTATGATCATGATCATCGGGATTTTCCAATAGAGTATCCTCTAATGCTGCATAATTCAATGCATTTAATGCCTTTACAAGAATTTCTTTATCCTTTAATTTCGTTTTGATTGTGCTGAAGTGTGACATTTTTCCTTTGATAAAATTCTGGTTTATGCTTACGTCCAGAGATCTCACCTAAGGCCTGTTCGATATCTCTAGTGAGTCTTTCGCACTCATTACCAACAGTACCTTGCACTTCTTCATGCACAGTACCGTCTTGTTTTATCTTATATATTATTCTATGCACCTGACTTTACGAATGAACTTGGCGATGATTGAACTGCTTTCTTTTTCTTACCAATATTATATTTGGTCTCAAGTGTCCAGTCACCCTTATCCTTGTA